CCGAGCAATAGACGCCGGTCTGAACAAGGGCGAACGCCAAGCCCAGGCCGCGCAGCTGCTCGATGATCGCAACCGCGCCCGCCGCATGGACGAGCTGCGCATTCAAGAACAAGAGATCAAGAACATGCTCCTGACGACGGAGCTGATGGGCATGCAACGCCGCCAAGAGAATCAACCCCCCGCCCCTGCGGTCGGTGGCGATGGCTCCGGCACCTTCACGCTGCTACCCGGGCAAAACTCCCCGCGCCTCAAGCCCGATCAAGTTCGGCTCAAGCCCGCCGAAATCATTTCGCACCAGTCAACCGCCCCGCACGTCGAGGCCGGTACTCACCCCGCGTTGTCGGAGTTCCGCCGTGCCGATGGCTCCACCATCATGCTGCCCTCCGAGAAGGCCGCCGAGGCTATGGAGTCGATGCCCCTCGCTGGCTGGCTGCTCATGGGTGATCACTACTGGCAACAGCTCAAGGACAAGCCCTTCCCCAAATTCGATTGGGACCGCGCCGGTAGGTGGGTCCGGTCCAAGATTCCCCGCGAGTGGTATCGCAGGGACAACCCGCCCCGCTAGGGCATTTCTGAGGAGTGAACATGTATCGTCGTCGTCGTTCCTATCGCAGCCGTCCCCGTCGCGTCATGCGTCGTCGTGCGGTCGGTCGCCGTCGCGGTGGTCTGAACCAGCGTGTCGGCTTCCGCATGTAGGTGCTGTGCAAGAAACCCTACACGGCAGGGCTGGCTGCATTCGGGTGCGGCCAGTGCCTACCTTGTCGGATGAACCGCCGTCGCGTGTGGACTCACCGAATGATCTTGGAGAGCTATCTTCATGCTCGATCGACGTTCGCAACGCTCACCTACGCTCCCGATCGCTGCCCGGTCGATGGCAGTCTGCAACCGCGGGACCTGGTGTTGTTTCTCAAGCGCCTACGCTTCAACATCCGCCCGCTAAAGGTGCGGTACTTCGGTGTTGGGGAGTACGGAGAGGAAACGTGGAGACCCCACTATCACCTCGCTCTGTTTGGCATAGGCCGGGAGGCTCAAGCCGACATAGAGAAAGCCTGGGGACTTGGCTACGTCCATTGCGGAGATCTCACGGTCAAGTCCGCTCAATACGTCGCGGGGTACGTCACGAAAAAGATGACCTCCGTGGACGATCCGCGCCTCGCTGGCCGGTACCCGGAATTCGCTCGCATGTCGAGAAACCCTGGGATCGGTGCGCTCGCGGTGGAAGCCATTGCGGCCAGCATGAACGACCGCGAAGGGATGAAAGAGATAGCCCGCGAGGGCGATGCTCCGTCTGTCCTTCGACACGGGAAAACCAAAATGCCCCTGGGGCGATATCTCAAGGAGAGATTACGTGACTCGCTCGGGTTCGATGAAAAAACACTACCCGAGGGGAAGTTTCTTCAATGGATCGAGGAAATGCGCGCTGTGCAGGAGACTGCGAAGGCTGATGGCACCTCGTTCCGTCGTGCGCTGGTGGAAACACAAGCGATCTTGAACATGGAAACCCGCGCCCGCGTGTGGCGCAAGAAGGAATCACTGTGAAGCGTTCCAAATTCTCTCTGTCGAACTACAAGCTGCTCACCTGCGACATGGGCGAGCTGGTCCCCATCGGTCTGACCGAGGTCCTCCCCGGCGATTCGATTCAACACGCCACCTCGCTGCTGCTGCGCGTGTCCCCGCTGCTGGCTCCCGTCATGCATCCGGTGCAAGTCCGCGTGCATCACTGGTTCGTCCCGCACCGCCTCGTCTGGGCTGACTGGGAAAACTTCATCACGGGTGGACCCGATGGTGAGGATGCGTCCGTTCACCCGACGATTGCCTTCGGTGAAGGCGGGGTCGATGTGGGCTCGCTGGCCGACTACCTGGGCTGCCCCCCGATTGCGGACTACGAGGACCGCACCGTGTCCGCGCTGCCCTTCCGTGGCTACAACCTCATCTGGAACGAGTTCTACCGCGATCAGGACCTGCAACAGCCGCAGTCCATCACGCGTGGCTCCGGTCCCGATACCGAGACCGACACCGACCTCCTGAACGTGGCCTGGGAGAAGGACTACTTCACCTCCGCCCGCCCGTGGACCCAGAAGGGTCCCGAGGTCACTGTGCCCTTCGGCTCAACCGCTCCCGTCGAGTCAACCGGCGAACAGGTCACTTTCACCAACACCGCCGAGGCTTCTGTCGGCGCGAACTGGGGCGAGATCGGCACGGAGTACGCCATTCAGGGCATCGATGAGGAAGGCCGGGACCTCATCTTCGGCACGACTACCGGCCTGTTTGCGGATCTCGCTTCCGCTACCGCTGTCGGGGTCAACTCGCTGCGCGAGGCTTTCGCTCTCCAACGGTACGCCGAGGCCCGCGCCCGCTACGGTTCCCGCTACACGGAGTATCTGCGTTACCTGGGTGTGCGTTCTTCCGACGCGCGCCTGCAGCGCCCCGAGTATCTGGGCGGTGGCAAGCAGACTGTGCAGTTCTCCGAGGTCATCCAGTCGAGCCCCGACGCTGTGGACCCCGATACCGGCGTCGGCGTCATGCGTGGTCACGGCATCGCCGCCATGCGCTCCAACCGCTACCGCCGTTTCTTCGAGGAACACGGGTACGTGTTCACGCTGCTCTCCGTCAAGCCCCGGACGATGTATGCCCAGGGTCTGCCGCGCACGTGGTCCCGTCGCACCAAGGAGGACTACTTCCAGAAGGAACTGCAACACATCGGCCAACAGGAGGTCTACAACCGGGAGGTCTACTTCGCCGGTGGCGCCGAGGATGGTGTTTTCGGCTACCAGGACCGCTACGACGAATATCGCCGCACGGAGTCCGGCATCGCTGGTGAGTTCCGCTCCACGCTGGACTTCTGGCATTACGCCCGCCTCTTCAGCTCCGCGCCGACGCTGAACTCGGATTTCGTGCAGTCCAACCCGACCAAGCGTGTCAACGCGGTGCAGTCGAACGATGTGCTGTGGATCATGGCCAACCATTCCATGCAAGCCCGCCGACTGGTCGCCCCGAAGGCCAACTCGTTCATCTCGTAAGGAGGCAACATGCCACTCGATCCCAAAACCGGTTGGGAAGTCCCCGACCCCACGCCCCTCGCTCGAGCGCTGAAATTCCAGCGCCCGCCCACCCTCGAGGAAATCGTTCAGCGCACCATTCGTGGCGCGCTGTCCCGTCATGCGGCCGAGCAAGGCCGCGAGACCTTCGACGAAGCCAATGACTTCGACATCGATGAGGACGGAAGCGAGTTCAAGTCCTCGCATGAGTTCACCGAGCAGGACGAAGAGGACCTGCGTGTCTGGAAGGAGGCTCAGCGTGTCAAGAGGAAAAACCCTGCCCCCGCACCAGCTCCCGCTGTTGCTGGACCCGACCCCGCCGCTGCCCCCGCCGCAGCCCCCCAAGCCGCCCCGCCGCCCTCTTCCTGATGGCGAGTTCTGCGGCAGATGCGCCCCAGGGCTATTCAACGCAGGCCGGTGGACTCCGATAGCTGCCCCCGGCCTGTGTACCTGCCCAGAGTGACCCCCTTGCACAGTACGCTCTCTTGATGTGTACTGTGCTAACTGACAGCGAAGCATGGCAAACAAACGTTCAACCCGACCGGGGCGCGGTGCCTCTGACACCGCTAGGGGACCCGCTCCCCTGCTCCGGTCAACCCCTCACCCTGTCAGTCCCCATTGGTCACGCTGGATCACGCCCTGGTCCGATATCTCCCGCGACCCTTTCCAGCTCCGCGAGGTCGAGGACCGCCGCCTGTGGTATCCCGGTGACTACCCGACCGATTGGCAGCCCGCTAGGCGCCTCGGTGGCCTCCCGGCCCGCCTGGAGTACAACCCCCCCCGGAAAAACGCCTCTAGGGGCCGTTCTGACCCCTTTCCGGGCCCGTCGATCCGGTTTCAATCCCCCCGCGAGGTCATTACATGCATGAAACGCAAGACCCGCCGCGAGGTCCTCGCAGCCCGTGGCCGTTTCGGGTCGAGGACACGCCTCCCCCGCCGCACCATCTATTCATCCATCGTCTGCACGAGGTAACCCTATGTGGCAAGCAATCGCCGGTCTCGCCGGCTCCGTCCTTGGCGCCGGAATGGCTGCCGACTCAGCCTCCAAGAACCGATACATGCAGCGCGAGTTCGCGCAGAAAGGCATCCAGTGGAAAGTCGCCGATGCCAAGGCTGCTGGCATTCACCCCCTCTACGCGCTCGGTGCCCAGACCCACTCGTTCACGCCGGTACATGGTGGTGACGTTGGTGGCGCTCTGTCTGATGCTGGTCAACAGATTGGCCGAGCAATAGACGCCGGTCTGAACAAGGGCGAACGCCAAGCCCAGGCCGCGCAGCTGCTCGATGATCGCAACCGCGCCCGCCGCATGGACGAGCTGCGCATTCAAGAACAAGAGATCAAG